CGATCAAATAGGGGTTTACTTTCTGGCTAACTATGATAAATTCACACTATCAACACAGCAAATAGGATATTAACAGTGACAAATCAAGATATTATAAACGCCAGAATCCGCCGGGAACGTCGCAAGCGTACTCGCGTTAAATCAATTGAGCCATTTTGGGTAAAACCGCTAGCTGTACTGCTTCCTGCCTTGGGAGGTATTCCGCTACTGCTAATTCTTTTAGCTGCTGTGGGCTGGGCTTTATCACACTGGATTTTTTTACTTAATCAACTATGAGGTTATTATGAGTTATCAAGAGTTTTTAAATAAAAAAGAATTTTTGACGATTACTGCAGGTTTTGATTATTGTGGCTGGATGCCTGATTGTATTTTTCAATTTCAGTCTGATCTGGTTAAGTGGGCATTAAAACGCGGGAGGGCCGCATTATTTTGTGATACTGGGCTGGGAAAAACCCTGATGCAGCTAACATGGGCCTATGCGGTTCAGGATAACGAGGATAAGCCCGTTTTATTATTGGCCCCATTAGCGGTTTCAGCGCAAACCGTAAGAGAGGGCGGTAAGTTTGGTATTGAGTGTGATTATATGCGAGAGCCTTCTTTTGCCAACTCTCGCATCCACGTTACGAATTATGAAATGTTAAAGAATTTTAACCCCGACGACTATTCTGGAATTGTGCTTGATGAGTCGTCAATTTTAAAAGGGATGGATGGAAAGTTAAGAAAATCTATTACTAATTTTGCGTCAAAAATACCATATAGGCTTTCCTGTACTGCTACGCCATCGCCCAATGATTTTATGGAGCTTGGTACTCAGGCTGAATTTTTAGGCATTATGGATCAATCTGAGATGCTTGCTATGTTCTTTATTCATGATGGCGGCGAAACCTCAAAATGGAGATTAAAAGGCCATGGAAAAAGTAAATTTTGGGAGTGGTTATCTACATGGGCTTGCGTTCTAAGGAATCCGTCAGATTTAGGGTATGAATCTGACGGCTATGATTTGCCGCCTATTGTGTATCATGAGCATATTGTGGAGACTGAGCCTGATGGCGCTTTGTTTGTTGATGTTGCTGAGGGGCTTCAGGGGCGGAACAAAGCCAGAAAAGAGAGTCTCGATGATAGGGTGAAAATTGCGGCTGAAATAGCCAATAAAATTGATGCGCCCTGCTTAGTGTGGTGTAATATGAATGAAGAGGGGGATAAGCTAGAGTCACTTATAGTTGACTCTGTTAATGTTTACGGAAGTATGAAGTCTGACATAAAGGAGAAAAATTTAATCGGGTTTACTGATGGGTCTGTTAAGAAGCTAATCAGCAAGCCGTCAATCGCTGGATTTGGCATGAACTGGCAGCATTGTAATCAAATGGTATTTGTTGGGCTTTCTGATAGCTGGGAAAAATACTATCAAGCTATTCGCAGGTGTTATCGGTTTGGCCAGAAGTCAGAGGTTCATGTGCATATTGTTAGTGCTGATACCGAGGGAGGAGTGGTGGCTAATATTAAGCGCAAGGAATGGCAAAACAAGGAGATGGGAGAGCAGATGGTTCGCTATATGAGGGGCTTTATGGAGAGGGATATTAAGGGAGTAACGATAGAGAAGGCGGATTATATTCCGTCAGAAGATATAAAATTACCTAATTTTTTATAGGAGATACATAAATGAGCAAAGTATTAGATCAAGTGATTACGGATAAATATGCAATCTATAACGCGGATTGTGTGGAATTTTCAAAAACATTGCCGGATAACAGTATAGATTTTTCTGTATTTAGCCCTCCGTTTTCAAGTTTGTATACATATTCCAATAGTGATAGAGATATGGGCAATAGTGGAAGTGATGCTGAGTTTTGGGAGCATTACAAGTATTTGATTGAGCAGCAATTCAGAATCCACAAACCAGGAAGGAATATTGCTATTCACTGTATGAATTTGCCCACGTCAAAGCAGAATCACGGGTTTATAGGCGTTAGGGATTTTCGAGGCGATATTATCCGAGCATATCAGGATGCCGGTTTTATTTATCATTCAGAGGTTTGTGTCTGGAAGGATCCAGTGGTTGCTATGCAGCGCACCAAGGCGCTAGGACTTTTACATAAAACGGTAAAAAAAGACTCTGCTATGAGTAGGCAAGGGATACCAGATTATATAGTGGTTATGCGTAAGCCTGGAGAGAATGAGAGGCCGGTTGAAGGGGAATTTCGCTATTATGTGGGTGATGAGCCGCCTAAAAATTTTAGGGGGCTTGAGCGTGATGATGGGCGATCTGTCTATGTTCCTGATTATGACATGGGGGCCACTTCTATTGATGTGTGGCAAAATTACGCAAGCCCTGTATGGATGGATATTAATCAAACTGACACATTGAATTTTAGAGAGGGTAGGGATTCTGATGATGAGCGTCATATATGTCCTTTACAATTAGATGTTATTGAGCGTTGTTTGCAGTTATGGAGCGTTGAGGGGGATACGGTTTTCACTCCGTTTTTAGGCATTGGATCTGAGGCTTATGTTTCGGTAAAAATGGGGAGAAATGCTATAGGGACTGAGCTAAAGCCTTCTTATTTTAATCTTGCTATCCGCAATATGAAAAGCGCGGAAAAAGAGCAATATGATATGTTCGGGTGATTTATGGCTAAGATATTACGTATTGAGTCAACAGGTAAGCGGGGCGGTAAAGTTGCCGTCTGCGCTTGCGATCATTGCGGTAACGAGATGATAAAAAGGTACTGGTCTGGAATGGAGGAAAAGAGGCGCTTTTGTGATAAAGCCTGCCAGGATGCTTACTCCGCAGGTAGAAAGCTTGGTAAGCGCAAGGAAAGGCCAGATATTATGGTTGATGATTTTATGATCAGATATTCATCATTAAAATTGAGGTGATTTATGGAAGCTTTAAAAGGTTATTTTGGGCATACTTTGGGCGACTGGTTTAATATGCCTGGGCGTAGACAAGCCGAGTTTTTGAGTCAATACGAGGGGCTAGCCTCTAATCAAGAGCTATTCAATGCTTTTATCAGGGAGGCTCATACGGTCAGAGATAAGGGTTTTGACCACTATTCAGCCCGGACAATAGCTGAGTATATCCGCCACCATACGGCTGTAAGTGGTAGTGATTACGCCTTTAAAGTGAATAATAATATAATCCCGGTAATGGCTAGAGCATCAATGGCTATGTTTCCGTATCTCAATGGATTATTTGAGCTGAGGGGTCAACAGTGAAGGCTTATTGTTTCTTGGCTGACAACAACAGACTGAACGATGGCCGAAAGATTAAAGTTGGCACAACTCATAAGGTAGGAGGTGTTTTGGTGCCGCGCAGAAACGGGATACACGCCTCAAAGCACGTAGCTGATGCTCTTGTTTATAGTCAGGGTCCAGAGTTGTGGCGTGTAGAGCTTGGCGGTGAGGTTGTGAGGTTTGGCGATAATATGTGCGCCAGAGAAGCGACCTATCTTGCTAACTTTAACGCTAGCAAGCTGCTGGAGGCGTATATGATAACGTGCGCCCGCGATGTGGCCCACTTGTGGGATGCTCCTGACATTATTACCGAATACTTTGAGAGTGGGGATGAGTCTTTAAGGCAGGTTGCTTGTGATGAGGCTAAGGCTATTGCGATGTCAGGATTTGGTGCCAGAGCTATAAAAGCGGTTTGTGACTCATGGTACGGCGGTGCCGGGGGTGATATTGTTATGGCGATAGTAGCCGCCAGGTCTGTCGGAAAATCTGCAGACTGGGGAGAAATAAGAAAAAAGCAGAGGAGAAGGTTGGCAAGGATGGTTAATGATGAGTTTAAAAGATTGAGTTGAGGGGCTGATAATGAATGACGCAAAAAGGACAATCCAGCAGAATAAATCGTTGCACAAATACTGCACCTTGCTGGCTGATGCCCTGAATGATGCCGGGTATGATATGAGAAAAACCTTAAAGCCTGAGATTGATATTCCTTGGACGCCTCAAAGCGTAAAAAACCACCTTTGGAGGCCAATTCAAATGGCGATGTATAACAAGGAATCAACGACAGACTTGGACACAAAGGAGCCGAGCGAGGTTCACAAGGTCTTAGATAGGCATACTGCGGAAAGGTTTAATATCAGCATTGCGTTTCCAACAAACGAAGAAAGGCCATAAATATCAACGGGTTTTCAGTTGTAACCCTATTTTTAACAATTAACGGAAAACCGAGGTAATTATGAAAAGACTTAGCGAGTGTGATTGTGAAATCTGTGAGGATGGTCCGCTGTATGATGACCCGATACTACTGGAGACATCAAGGCCAGAGATTATGTTTAGCCTGGCTTTTATCTCTTTGGTGTTTTTTGTAATCGGTATGACGGCAGGGCTTCACCTGGGCCGCACAGATATCCGCAAGAGTATGGCGGTTTATTGTGAGTCCAGTATCGTGTTTTCAATAGGTGATGATAGGTATATTTGTGGAAAAATCAGCGAATAAAAAACCCAAGCCAAAAAAGTGTAAGGTCTGCGGAGACATATTCCGCCCTACTCGTGGTATGCAATCGGTCTGTGGGTTTCTATGCGCTGCAGAGCATGGCCGGAGAAAAAGCCGGGAGGAGTTTGCCAAGGAAACCAGCAGGCGCAAGATGCTGTTAAGTGATAGTGACAAGGGAAAGCAAAGAAAGGCAGCCCAAGCAGCTTTTAATGCTTATATCCGGTTAAGGGATGAGGGGGAGCCTTGTATTAGTTGCGGCAAGACAGAGGCAGAGCTGCCATATACCGGGACCGGAGGAAGGTGGGATTGTGGCCACTATCGGTCGGTTGGGGCGCAGCCTGCCTTAAGATTTAACCCTCAGAACGCTTATAAACAGTGCAAACCCTGCAATGCCGGATCAAAAAAATACGCCGGGAAGGGTGAAACAGTACGAGAGGAATACGAGAAAAGGCTTAGGGTAAAAATCGGCAATGTCGCTGTTGATTGGCTTAATAGAAACCATGCCTGGAAGGAGCCGACAGCACTGGAATACAAGGAAATAGCAAAGCACTGGCGAGCTAAAAAACGGGAGCTTGAGAAAAGCCGAGAGGCAGCACAAGATATTATTGATGAATGCTACAAAGGAGCAGAGGAGGAAATATGAGCGCAGTTGATTTTAACAAGGCAAGGGGTGATAAGCTCTGGGTGGGCTGGCAGAAAGGCTTAACTCGTAAGGAGCGTGAGGCTTATTTGGAGTTGCCAGATGCCGCAAAACAGCCTATTATTGAGTACGTCAGAAATTACGAGAAAGCCCAGGCATATGGGTTATCACAAGTAATTGAGGCAATTTTTAATAAAAACGGAGTTGAGTTAGATGAGCAAAAGAGTTGAGACTGTAGATGAATTTCTGGCCCGTGGCGGCATTATTCAGCAAATCCCATTAGGTGAGTCTGCCATAGACCCGCTGTATGGAATCCCAAAGCACAAGGTTAAGCGTTTAAAACAAAACAATCCGACCAGGGCAGTACAAAAAAGCCTTGAGGAGGCAAGATGGGCGCAGCGCAAGGGTGATTTTTTCGGCATAGCAAAAAACAAGAAAAGCCATGATACAGGCAGTAGAGGAGGGTAAGTGATGATGTACAAAGTATTAAGAAAAGACCTGACAAGTCCCTTTAAGGGTTTCCAGTATGAGCTGGGCAAAGAGTATGTGTGTGAGGATTTTGACG